TAAATTAAGAACTGCAAAATTAGCAGATTCAACAATTCAGTACTTTGGTCCTAATAATGTAGCATTTTTGTTTTCCGACGATGTAAACAAGCCATACACTGGAACAACAGAAAATAAAACAATAGGGCATGAAGAAGTTACCACATGGGAGCCAACAACGGATTTTAGAGATAGACCATCCGCAGTAGCATATAATCAAGAAATAACAGATTTAGATTTTAATAGCGACCAAAGGCCGTGGGCATCAGTTAAACTTGCGGTGCCAGTTCCACAATCTTATCCAAGAATTAGAAGCGAAGTAAATTCTACAAGCAATGGATATAATTATGACATTCCTGTTGGATTTGTTTGTCTTGACAAAGGATTTATTATATTAACCCACCCTGAAATAATTGATAACATTCCTTGGGCTTCTGGAAGTACAATATATGAAGCTGGGTATACAGATGCAAGTGCTGGATTAAATATAATAAACGGCTCAAACTCTGGTTCTACTAGCGGAACTTCAAAAATAGTCTTCACAAGCACAACATCAACTTTAACTTATCAAGATATAAGTATAAGATATTTGACATCAGTTGTTTGTATAGCAATGCCAGGGCAATTTTTTATTTCTAAAAATCCAACATGGCCATTATCAAGAAACATGGCTGAAATTGCAAATAATTCAACAAATTTTGACTCTATATTTGTAACTCAGGTTGGACTATATAATGCATATGACCAACTAATAGCAGTATCAAAACTAGATAGGCCAGTCGAAAAAACGTATGATAACGTTATGACTTTTAATTTGGAAATTGATGTTTAATCAAAGGTAATACACAATCAAAAAGAGGGTTTACAGCTCTCTTTTTTTATTTATTGATTTTTGCTTTTTTTTTGTTTATATTTAATAAAATAATTTAAAAAAAACAAAATGTTATTATCATTAGACATAAGTACAAGCTGTATTGGATACTCAGTATTCAATGAAAAAAATGTTTTAATAGAATTGGATTACGTAAAATTTGACAGTAAAGATAGTTTATTTAAAAAATTTGAACAATTTAAAGAAAAAATTTCCCATCTATTAAAATTTGAAATTAAATCAATAGCAATCGAAGAACCTTTACAAAAATTTCAAGGCAAATTCTCAAGCGCGCACACAATTTCTATTTTAAATTTCTTTAATGGAATGATTAGTTCTTTTTTATATAATCATTTTAAAATAGAACCAGTTTACTACAATGTAAATAACGCCAGAGCAGTCGCTCTTCCTGGTTTTAAAATAAAAAAAGAAGGTGCTTCTACAAAACATCAAATATGGGAAAATGTTGTGGGAATGGAGCCACAAATAAACTGGAAATATGGAATAAAAAGCAGAAAACTTTTAGAAGAAAATTATGACATGGCCGACTCTTATATAGTTGGAAAGTGCTTCATAAAAATGAAAGATATTCAAAAAAAAAAAATTGCTGGAAACACTTTATAAAATTTATTTTTTTTGTATATTTAATGATATCTTAAACTAAATTTAATAAAATAAAAATGAAAAAATTAATCGCATTATTGTTCGCAATTTCATTAATTGCAATGGTTTCTTGTAACAACGGAGAAGTAAAAAAAGAAGTAAATTCAGATTCAACAGTAGTTAAAGTTGATACTTGTAAAACTCCAATCGTAGTTGTAAAGTAACAAAAAACTGAACAAATTACCAAAACCCTTTTAAATTATTAGAAGGGTTTTTTGTTTTTAGCAAAAATAACCTTATATTTGCAATATGGAAGACCAAAAACTTATTATACATTCTATTCTTAGAAATTTTCTTGGAGACCCCAAGTGCTCTAAAGACATAGAGACAAGGAGACAATTAGAATTTAATTGCCCAAGTCACGAATGTAGGAATGACGTAAACAAGTACAATTTGGCATTTAATACTAATGATAATATATTCAAATGCTGGAAGTGTAAAGAAAGCGGAATAATCCACAAGCTGGTTTATAAATACGGCTCTTCTGAAGATAACAAAAGATTAAAGCTTGTAATGCCAGTGTACACTGGAAATTTTATAAATGTTTTTAGAAAAAGCACTATAAATCACAACTTAATAACATGTCCACTTCCAGAGGGATATACACTACTTGCTTCTACCATAAGCTCTCCAATGCACCAATTGGCATACGATTATATGACCAAAGATAGAAGGATTGATTTAAATCAATTGATAGACCTTCAAATAGGATACACTGAAGTTGGCGCCTATAGAAACAGGGTTATAATTCCTTCGTTTAATGATTATGGAAACATTAATTATTTTGAAGCACGTTCTTTTCTTAAAAAAGCAAAGTTGCCATATTACAAACCAGACAAAAAAATATTTCCAGATAAAAGTATTCCAGAGAAACATGATATAATTTTTAACGAAAGGAATATAAACTGGGATTTGCCAGTGTATCTTGTGGAGGGGGTTTTTGATATGATGAGAATACCAAATTCAATGCCAATGCTTGGGAAGACTCCTTCGTGGCTATTAATCTCGAAACTCATTGAACACAATTCAACTGTTATAATATGTCTTGACGAAGATGCTTCCAAAGACAGTTTTCAAATGTATGAGCAACTTTCGTCTTTAGATTTGGATGTTTATTTTGTAGATTTAAAAGGATTTGGAGATATTTCATATCATTATGAACAAAATGGAGGCCAGGCCATAACAGAACTTTTGAAAAGTAGAAAAAAAATTGATTTTATTTATAAATTAAAAAGGATATTAAATTAGGACTTATGAAAATAGGACACATTTCTGACATTCACATACGCTTCTCATCACGTCACCAAGAATATAGAGAAGTATTTGATAAACTGTATGATGATTTAAAAAAACAAAAGCTAAGTAGAATAGTGGTTACTGGAGATTTAAACCACCTAAAGGTAAATATGTCTCCATCTTCTATTGCTCTGGCGTCTGAATTTTTGGTAAGCCTTGGAAAGATTGCTCCCACAGATATTATCTTGGGGAATCATGATTTGAATATTCAACAGAAAGAACAAGGAGATACTATAACTCCTATTATAGATATTGCAAATAAATTTTATGATTTAACAAACCCCACTTCCAAAAAAGACAATAGGGTTGCATTTATTATTTCCGAAGAAAACAAAGCAGAAATAGACTTCTCAAAAAAAGGCGTTTACTTTTTCCCAAACAGTGGATTCTATAATATCTCAAATAAGCTCGTTTACGGAGTTTATTCTTGTAAAGATAGCAAAGTGCTAACTTTGGATAAAAAGGAACCAGGAGTGAAATATGTGGCCTTATTTCACGGACAAATAAAAGGAGCTAGAGGTGATAATGGATATGAATTGTTCGGAGATGATTTAATAAATATAACCGCATTTAACAATTTTGATTGTGTATTACTTGGAGATATTCATGAACATCAATCTTTTAGAGACGATGAAAGTGCAAAATATGCAGGTTCATTAATTCAACAAGATTATGGAGAGGCTGTTGACAAAGGTTATCTTTTGTGGGATTTAGATGACAATTCTTCCCAGCGAAAATATATTTTAAATAACTATGGCTTCGCAAAAATAACCATAGCAAAAGGGGAACTTATTGAAGAGAGAATTGAAAACATTAAATTTAGTAACGACAAAAAGAAAACAAAGGTATATATTACCTGGGAAGACCATGAAGAAAATTATTCTATAGAAAAGGAAGTTCAGATAGCTAAATTAGTTAAAGAAAAATTCGGCTGTGATGTCGTAAAAGTGGAGTTTTCCGAAATAAAAAAAGCACAACAAGATAATGCAGATGTTGCAGATTCATTAAATAAAGACACATTTTTGCAACAAATGGCTGATTATTTGAAAGAAATAAATCCAGATGAAGATAAAAATGTTATTGATGAAGTGTTGGAGTTGGCTAAGTTTATTGACAAAGAATTGGAAATTTCAGACAAGCCAAATGATGTAAAACTTTGGGACGTAGATTGTGTTGAAATTTCAAACGTTTTCTCTTTCTCGGAAAAACCAATTACCATCAATCTTGCAAAAATGAGAGGCTCTACTGGAATATTTGGTAAAAATTATTCTGGAAAATCTAATGTTGTAAAAGCAATAGTTTGGGGTTTGTACCAGCATATATTGGGAGGAGAAAGTGGCAGTGCAAAAAAAATAATAAATATCTACACCTCATCAAACAAAGGATATGTAAAAATATCTTTAACAATAGATGGCGAAAAATATTATATTAAAAGAGATGTAATTACTACTGTAGATAAACATGGAGAATCCTCTAATAAATATCCAATAGAATACAAAAAGCTTGTCACCGATGATGATGGAAAGCAAAGATGGGTTAGCGAAATATCCGACAAAAAGGCAAATGAAAACAAAGAAGTTAAAAACATCATATTAAAAGCAATTGGTACTGTTGATGATTTTACCAAAGTATGTCTTCAAACCCAAGGTGGAAAAGAAGATTACATTAGCCAAGACCAGCAGCCAAAAAATGATTTGGTCAATAAATACATTGGGCTAGAACCATTTAGAGACAGATACGAATTTGGAAATAAAATTTTTAATGATGTAAAGAAAAAACAAAAAGAGCTTGGCGACATAGTACAACTCCAGACAAAAGTGCTAGAAATAGAAACTAATATAGCTAAGGCCGAAGCTGAATACAATACTTTTGTTAGCGAAAAAACAAAAGCAGAGACTAAAAAAGATATTGTTGATAATAAGATAATTTCTTTAACAAAAACACTAAAACAATTTACTCCGTTTGCTAAAGGAGATGTACAAAGAGAGGGTGATGTACTAGCCTATATAGATGATACCAAAAAAAGCGTAAAAAAGGCAGAAAAAATTTATAAAGAGCTTTCGCTGTGGAGTTCTGAAAATTTTAAAAAACAATTACCATTTGACGAAAAGGATGTCATTGAAAAATTAGGACCAAAGTTATCAATACAAGCAAATGCTCCTTCTAATTTATTAAACCTACAACAGCAAATAATTGAAGATACTCAATTGTATAATGATACATTTTTATGGGTATCCAATAACTTTAAAAAAGAATTGCCCTTTAATGAAGGTGAAAGTGTAGAAAGTTTAAATAAAGAGCTTTTGACCGAAAATAAGACGTTCGAAAGTGATAAAGCAAAATATATTGAAATTGAAAAATGGATAAAATTTAATCCAATTCGACAACTTTACAGTATAGATGGGTACGACTTGGTAATACAAAATTTAGATTTTCAAATTGCAAATTTAAATGCTAAGCTACCAACTTACAAAGGAGAAATGTGCCCAACCTGCGGCCATATTACTTCCGAACCAAATGAAGAACTTTACAATCAATGCATACAAGATATATCAAATCAAACTGGTTTGGTTAATAGTTACATCGAATTGGTAAATAAATTTCACGAAGATTCAAACCATAATAATAATTGCGCGACACAAGAGCTTAATCTACAAGCCTTGCGCTCTGCATTGACATCTAGGAAAGAAAAAAAGGAAAATATTTCTAAAAAAATTAAATTAATATCACAGTCACAAGATATTATAAATCATAACATTGAGGTTGAAAACAAAAATAAATTATTGCAATCTATAAAGGAAAATATTGATTATAAAACAAAAACAATAGAACGGCTTAATTTATTAATACAATCTCAAGAGATTATAGCCCACAACAAAACTATAGACAATGCAAATCATACAATGCAATTGGCAGCCGAGTCTTATTCGGAAAAAGCACAATTGCTTGAAAAATATGAGCTTAATCTTGCTAAAGTAAAAGAAATTGAAAAATGTACAAAACACAATTCTGCAATTGAGGAAGAAATACTACAATTGCAAGAAGAAAGTAAAACTTACAAAATATCAATTTATGGCCTATCACAACAGATAACAAATAAAAATGGAGATATTAGGGTCGAAAAAAACACTCTGGAAAACTATAGCAACAAGCTTAAAGAAGTAAAAGAGTCTGAAAAAATATATAAAAAATATTCTTTATATCTACAAGCAGTGCATAGAGATGGAATTCCCGCTAAAATAATTAGAAGAAAATTACCCATCATCAATAATAAAATTAACAGCATTCTCAGCACAATCGTTAATTTTAAAATTGAAATGCGTGTAACGGTAAAGGGTGATGTTGTAGAGGGATTTTATTTCAGCAAAGATAAATCTGATATCTTACCCCTTTCTTTTGCATCTGGCGCTCAAAAATTTATTTCAAGTATTGTTATAAAGGATGCGCTGCATTATATGAGTAATTTAATCAAGCCGTCTCTTAATATTATTGATGAAGGATTTGGTACTCTAGATGATGATTTAATTTCTGGAATCATAACAGTACTTCAATATTTAAAAAACAAGTACAAAAACGTTCTTGTAATCACTCACAGGAACGAAATAAAAGATAGCGTCAATAACATTATAGAAGTATATAAAACCTATGAGAACATTCCGCAAGAGGTTTTGGATGCAAATGAACACGCAGGTATAACAAAAATTAATATATCTTAAAATGGATAAACAACAACAAAAGGCGTTAGACGAAGAAAATGCCTTAAAATATAAACTTAGGCACGAAAAGCTTAAACAAGATAAAATAAAAGCAAAAGAAAATTTTCAAAAGAATTTGCTGGCACCAGGAATAAAAGGAAATTTAATTACATGGGTCGATAAATACAAAAATGGAGCTGTTTATGAAGGAAGTTTTGGGAAAGAAAAGTGCTTTGAAATTAAAAGAGGGGTTTTAACTTTTTCCTTAAAAACAATTCACAAAGAATTGAAAACGGATAGTAAAACTAATAGCTCTACTGAATTGCTTAAACTTCAAATAAAAGCAAACAACATACTCTTAGGTGATAAAAAATTTTTGTTAAAATTTAAACCCATCCCTTAGAAATTTATTCCAAGGCTTTTTTAGATATAAAGCATGTCTTTCTCTCTCTGTCAAAGGTTGTTCAACTTCTGGCGTTTCTGGTGCCTGTACTTCTGGTGTCTGTATCTCTGGAGTTTCTGGTACTTCTTGATTTTCTGGAGCTTCAGCTGGACTTGGTCCTGTTGTTTTAATGTTTGTTAAGTCAATTGGTTCTCCCATTTCACCGCCTTTATTTTCCCTTTCATCTCTTTCTATTTCTGCCACCTTGTTATCATACTCGGCAATAACCGATGAAAACCTTCTATCTCCTTTTTTATATCCTGGGGGATATTCATAGAAAAATTTATCAGTAAACCACATGCCTTTGAAACTTCTGGTATCCAAATCAAACAATCTCCAAGTGCTTTCTGCCTCTTGACTTCTTTTTCCAGTAGCCTGCGCAGCTCTCTCTGATTGTCCAGCTAAGTGGAAGGCGCTTAATTTAAGAGGAACCCCACTCTTTGTTTTATAATTTCCGAGCGTAACTGGTAGAATTATTCTAAATTTTGTAACAGGCATGTCTGTACTTTTATATGATATACCCAAAGCTCTTCCTTCTCTAATTGCCTGCTTAACCATTTCAACATCGAATCCTTGAATTCTCTGTGAGCTTTTATCGTATGCTTGAGTTAGGTCGTTTCGATTAAACTCTATAGCTTCTTCGATAGACCTTAAACCAGCCAATTTCATTATTTTACTTTTGTATAATTCTGATAGAAATTCCATATTCAATAAATATACAAATAAACTTAATTTTTAAAAAAAATTTTCTTATATTTGTATAAAGTATAATTTGTATCAATGGAAGAAAAAATAATAAAGAACGATTTACATGCAACTTTAGGAAAAGGTGACAACAACACCCACATTAGCTTTAGTGAGTTTTCGCTTTATAATGAATGTGGACAAAAACATTTAATTTTTAAGCATCTTGCTTTAGATGTCCAGGAACAGTCAATACATCTTTTTTTTGGAAATGCAATACATGAGGCGATAGAAATGGGTGTTAAAAATGGGTTGACCAAAGAGCAGAGAGCGTGTCATTTTGCAGATAAATTTAAAAAGGATATGATGGACAACATGTTAAAAGATAAGCAGTTTAATGATGTTGATGATTTTATTGAGCAGGGAAAAAATATATTACTTATTTTAGATACAGAAGTTCTTTTGAAAGGTTATCAAATTGTTAGTGTTGAGGAGCCGTTGTATGAGATGATATATAAAAGATACCATTTTAAGGGATTTATTGACCTTATTGCCTATAACCCAACTACTGATAAATATTTAATAATTGACTGGAAGACCTCTGGTGAAGAATGGGATGTGGATAAGAAAAAAAAGGATGAGATATTTTTATGCCAGATGAGGTTTTATAAATATTTTTGGGCAAGAAAAAGTAATACGCCCATGGAAAAAATAAACTGCAAATATGTTGTTTTAAATAGACTTAAAAATAAAAAAAACATATCAAAAGGATTTGGAGAAATACAAATAGTTGATATAAACTCCACTGAGAATGAAATTTTTGATTCTCTATTAAAACTTGGTGAAACTGTTAAAAATATTCATGTGGAAAAAATATTCCCAAAAGTCAAATTTACGGGAAACGAAAAATTTAATTGTATGTTTTGCAAATACAAAGGCGGCGTGCATCCCTTATGCAATTCAAAATATAATCAATACGTAGAACTACTACAAGAACATAATTCAAGTAAACAATAATAAATTATGGCATATTACAATAAAAAAGATGTTGAAAAATACATTAATGAAAGCAATGAGGCTATTGAAGCTAAAGGTCACAAACCTCTTGCTCCAATGGAACATTCTATTATGCAACTAGAAAACCAAGAAGATATTGTTGGCTTTTTCTGGGTTGATATCAATGAAGAGGGCGGAGATGGAGCAAAAGTAGGAATGAAGGGGAAGGCGTTCGTTAGGATTGATTTAAATTTGTATACAGATGATAGATTTGCTTTAGATTTATATCAATCTCAGGCAGAATCTATAACTGTGTCACAAGTAATAAACAATAGAATAATTGACCAGGAGCGAGCTAAAAAATCAGTAGAGCCAAATAAAGAAGATTTGGAAGACGGGTTCTTTGAGAAATTGGCTCCAAAAAAATAAACATATTATGGAACTAGATGAACTTAATGAACTTTTAGAATTAAACGAGCTAGATTTATTATATAGATTGATAGATGTCGCACAATCAAACAAAAAAGACGTTGAAAAAGTTTTGAGAGGAGAGAAAGCGGCGGGAATTAGAGTTAGAGGCAAACTTCAAGATGTTAGAATTCTATGTGAAATTATAAGAGACAAAATACAAATTAGGAAAGGGGCGGAGTG